TGCAACAAGCCACCAGAGGGTTTAGCCAATCCGAGATGGACGCATACCGAATTGGCGTGCTGCAAGCCCTGCGCCAGCAGACTGGCACAGAAGCTGGCCGCACATCATTGCTCAAGTTCTATAAAGAGCCAGCAACGCAAGAGCGATTGAAGGCAGCATTTGGCAATGACTACAAAGCATTTTCTGCTGCTGTTTTGCGAGAGGGCCAGCTTAAAAAGTTTGAGGCGACTGGTCAAGGCTCACAGACTGCTGCGCGATTGGCCGGCGAGGCCGACTTGGATATTGCACCATTGGGGCAGGCGGTCACTGCCGTCTCATCGGGCAACCCTATGGCGATTGTTACAACGGCAACCAACTTGGCACGGCAGGCAAAAACGCCCGAAGCAGTGCGCAATGAGATTGGCCGGATCTTGCTGTCGCGTGATCCGCAGCAACTTCAGCAATTGTCTGAAATCATTCGCAGACTCAACTTGTCTCGGGCAAGGGCTGCTGGGGTTTCGGGCTTTGGCGCTGGTCAAATCGGCGGCATGATCTCTGATAATCCCGCACCATAAGGAACATCATGGCCCTGCTTGATGACGAAGAGTTGTTGAAGTCAACGATAAGCGCAACCCCAAGAAATCAAATCTTGGGGCTGCTGTCTGATTTTATTGCGCAGGGGTACGACCCACGGCGCACTCAGCAGATGCAGGGCATCTCAAAGTTTTTGATGGCTCCAGAGATAAGCCAGACTCTGGATCGTCTGTCTTATGACCCATCTGGCCGGTCATTGTTCACTGGTGCTGGTGGCCTTGGCGGTACAACCCGCATGAGGCCCGAGGCACTTGATGCGGCGCTGGCGGTTACTCCAATGGCTGGGCCAGCAGCAAGACTTGCTGGGCGTGGTGCGATGTCTGTTGGCCGTGCTGGTGAACGCATGGCCGAAAGGGTTGTGCCTCAGATCATGGAGCGTGGCGGCTTGCCGGCTGATCTATTGCAGGGCATGGCGCAGGGCAGCCGGTCAAATGTCTATCTGCCAACAACGCCCAAGAATCCCAACCCTTTAGTCGGTACAAGATACCAGACAGAGCAGTTACCAGGCATTGTCCCAAGACGGCCAGTCAACTATGACGAAATGCTGGGCGGCAGCATAATGACATATCCAACGGATATTCTCAGTAGAAATACGCGAGTGACCAATGTCAGTGACATCCCCCTTGGAAGCAATTCATTTGTTACCCCAGGCGGTCTGATGTACATGATGGATGAAGGCAATATCGCCAACAAGATTGGCTATGCATCCAACCAAGCCGCTGCAACTGCACAGAACAATCGAGCATTGCAAGCCATCGAAGAAAACTTGGCCCGTGGTGGCACTGGTCGCGTTTTCATGGCCCCGCACACCATGCCACCTGGTGGTGAGAATTTTTCAACCGGCCCGACTTTGGGGCTGCTGTCGCTTATCGATGCGACAAACCCAAGCCCTAAATTGTTGGAGATGGTTTCCAACCAGATGCGACAAGCAACAGTTAAGGGCGTCAAAGGCAAGTACAAAGACTTTGCCGGCCTAAACGACCCAATGGCCAGAGAGCAATTGCTTACTGGTGAGGGCTTGAAGGCTGGAAGTGCTGGTGACTTGAGAAAAATCTTTGTAGACAAGATGAGCAATGTCGCAGCAGAAAAGGGCTTGGGCTTCAACTATCCAGATCTGCAACGGGCGATGTTTGATCCCAATGTAATGAACAAGCCAAGTTTTTTGATGGGTGATGCGATCTATGAGGCATTGCCACAATTGGGTGTTCGACCTGGATCTCATGGCGCTTATGGATACAACATGCCTGGTTTGTTTTTTGGCAACACCAGAGGCGCACCAGTGAGCCAATTTATGCAGCCCGTCTACAACAGAATCCTGCCGGAGCAAATGAACAAGCCTGGAGCAAGTTACAAGACATCTTCATTTGAGGATTTGTTTGGCCGCCTTCAGCAGCCTGGAGACATCCCCGCTGGAAACACATATGCCGACCCCAACCAATTGACCAGAGGCCGGCTGTCAACTGGCGGTGAGAACATCTCCATGTTTATGGATGAGGCTGAGATCAAGCGGCTCAAGAGACTTCTTGGGGAAGAGTGACCATAATTATGTAATGCTCAAGGGCGCGGATGGCCTCTTCAGCAATGGCCTGTTGTTCGGCGCCATTCATCTTGTTTATTGCACGATCTGGCTGCACATCAATGTTGATGCCAAAGCCAGGTATCAACTGAACATCTAAAGTTATCTTCATCTCATCCCCCCAAAAAATGCCGCTGTCAGCGGGTCGATCTTGATCTTTCGATTCCTCTGACGGCGGCGTGCATTCAGAAAGTCTTTATCGTCTGCCGACATCTTGTGGCGCTTTTTGCGCATGCGCTCGGCGGCCGTAAACGACAGCGGCCTTGGTGCATCCGGCTCACTGCCCATCGTCAGCAAGGCCGTGGTCATGTTGCCGGACTTCTCATAGCCATGCACCCGCACCACCTTGGCCTTGCGCAGTGCGCGAACATTGTCGTATGCGGTGCTTATAGAGCAGGGCAGACGCACAGCGATCTCGGCCACACTCAACGGGCCAATGCTCAGCAGCCGGATGATGGCGGCTCTATAGACCGGCTTTAGTCCGCGCATCTTGCGTCCGGTTTTGCATCCGGCGGTTGTATTCGCGCTTGAGCATGATGCGCACCACCAGCGCCCGAGTGTGGGCGTCTGTCGGTATCGCATGGCCATAGACCTCCGGCGACAACAGATCATCCATGAACTCAATGGCCGCCTCAAGCGCTGGCTCAAGGGCTGGATCGTTCATGCTGACCACCATGCCACCAGTGCCGCAGCCAAGCCGCAGCCGATCACCAAGCACAGTAAATAATCCAAGGCTGCATCAGCGCGGTTGCTTAATTTGTTCATGTTGTCCCCTTGAGTTAATGTGTTACGAATTCTACGGCAAATAAACTAATTCGCATAGTAGTCAATAAATTGATCTGTTGTTGCTAAAATACAGCTATGCAATCAGTACAAGACATCAGAGACAAGGCCAGAAAGCACGGCATCAGGATGAATGCGGTATGCCGTGAGGCTGGCATCCAGCAGCCGCAGGTGAGCCGCTGGATGTCTGGGTCTGTCAAGCCTCTGTGGGAGTCGGTGCATGCACTGGCTGCTGCGCTTGATCGGCTTTTATCAGCCAGTAAGGATTCTGCGCCAGTGAACAAGTAGAATACAGGTAAGTCGAACATTTCGGCTTGTTCTCTTGAAACCCCGAATGCTTGGTCGGCCGTCGGGGTTTCGTCTTTTGAGGGCTTGAATGTGTACGGTCATGCTGATAGCCCCAACAGACGCTTCACAGCATCAGTCGGCCACGCCAAGCGGCGGCAAATTCGCAGTGGGCGCAGGTCATCTGGGTATGTCTCCATACAAGCCTTTAAGCGCCAAGTTCCAGGGCTGAGATTCGTATAAAACGCTATCTCATCCGTTGTTAGGAAAGGTTTCGTAACGCTTTCCAGCTTGGGAAAGTCTGTCTTTGATTTGTATTTCATGTGATTCTTTAAAGGTGGGGGTACTTGCTGCGTCTGGGTTGACCCTTGAAATCAGGCGGCAACTATGACCGCAACGCCAGCATCCGCTTTCCCCCCGATTTTTTACCAGTCTGAGGCCAAGGCTTAGAACGGGATATCGTCATCCTCATCGTCCCATGACCCTGATGCAGCAACCTTGGCTGGCGCTGGCGCACCTTTGACGATGCCGAAGTCGGCAGCAGCCGATGGCTTACTTACGCCAAGCGGCTCACCTTTGCGAACCAGCAGGATGTTGTTCAGGCCGAAGCTCACCCCGTTATTGCCGGCTTGGCTGTACGCATACGCATTCAGGCTGACCCTGATGTAGTCGCCCGACACGATGTCGTCACTGCCCAGCAGGTCATTGCCGTGCGTGTCCACGGCGCCAGGCTTGGTGAGAGCCTTGACATTGCAAAAGAAGTGGCCTTGGTACTCTTTACCCAAGGGGCTGCCGTCACCCTTTGTTTCAGTGTCGCCATCACGCAAGGGATTGCGGATGTTTTTCGGCACTTTGTCACCGAACTTGGCGACCAGTGCCTCTTTGGCTGCTGCCTTCAAAGCGGTCAGGGTTTCTTTGTCGGATTTTGGGATGAGTATCTGAGTGGAGAACTCATCCTTGCCGTTCATTTCGTTTTTGCGGGATTGCAGTGCGCTGAAGTAGGAGGTGCGCACCTCGCCGGTTGTGACTCTTGTAGACATTTGATCGTTTCCTTTTGGTTGATCGTTTTCAGGTTTTCAGCCTGACCAAGGCGGCCAGACAATTGCACTTTAGCACAAATAAATGTTGCAAGTGTTTTTTCTTTGAGCCACAATCAAGATTCCATAAACCGCTGAAAACGAGGAAAACGATGAAACTGTTCCCACACCAAGAAGAGGCCAGAGACTTTCTGCTGGCCAAAAAAAGGTGTTTGCTTTGCGATCAGGCTCGGGTGGGAAAAAGTTTGCCTGCCGCTGCTGCCGCACTGCAACACCTGCCGGCCATCATCGTTTGCCCAGCGGTGGTTAAAACAGTCTGGGAGGCCGCATTCAACCGGCTTGACCCGTCC